CATTATTTACATTATTATTGTAATTAGTATTATAATTTTCTAAAATATTTGTTGCCAATTTTTTATAATCTTTTATAGCTAATGGAAAATCACCATGACTAGAACTGGCCTCAATATCAAAACTACATATATTATATTTAACAATATCATCCATTTCTGGAACAGGTTTAATATCTTTATAACTAATTCTGTATTCGTGACAGCAAAAAGTTTTCTTATTTTTGATATATTTATTTTTTTTTGATGAATTATTAAGATCATCTCGTTCAAATTTAGAAATAGGTAAACCGACCCAACCAGACGGACTTATTTCTTGAATATGAAATAATTTAAGAAGTGGTGGAATATTTGCTTCATATAAATAGCAATTTGTAGTAATTTCATCATCACTATAAATGTATCCTTCTTTTAACAAATTTTTACTATATATTCCATTTACTACCTGTGTTTTATAAAATAAATTTTTACATTTATTGTAGGCATTTGTATTATTAAAACTTATTCTAATAAATTTATGTTTTGTTTTATTATCAAATATATGTAATTTCTGTTTTTCAATTATTTTGGCAGCAACAATAGAATCCTCATAATACGACCCCATCTTTTTTTTAAGATCGGATATAAATCCAGTTTTTATTTGATCATTCCAATTATTGTCTACTTTAATATAAAAGAATGGGTTAAAATTTTCTATAATAATTGATGCTGTTTCTCCTTTTTTATTAATTCCAAAAGCTTGAATAATAAATTTTTTACTGTCTTTAAATTTATTATAAGTTGCTTTTTTAATATCTTTAGGAGGTGTAATATCTAATACATTATAATCATATAACTTAAATATTTTACATTTTTCATTTGACATTTATTTCTTGTTAAATATATTTAGTAAATTAATTTTAATAATTTTACAAAAATAATTTTTTCAATTTTGATAAAATTATATTTTTTGATTATAGATAATTTATTTACCTGGTTTCAAATACTTACCTTTTCCTTTTCTATAAAATTTAAAAGGTGTATTATAATTGTCAGCACTGATATTATTATCAGGACAATTATTTAAAGTATTGACATTTGTACTATTTATACCACGTTGTCTAGCTCTAGATCTAGCTATGTTGGCAAAATTAAGTTGTCTTTCTTTAATACTATTAAAATTTTGTTTTTCTTTAACTGAACTATGTTTTTGTGAATTTAATTTTATATTTACTTTCTCTTCATCTCCTAAACAAACATCATCTATTTGAAATTGATTTATAAAACCTCTTCCATTTATAATATTTGGATCATATGGTTCAATAGATAATAATTTAGGTATAGCTTCTTTACCAAATCCAATTAATCCTTGTATCATTTTCCTTGAAATATTACTTCCATTTTTAGCTGGAATAAAAACACTATTTGATGTAGCCGTTCTAGCATCTGGTAATAGTTCAATTGCTTTACTTAATGTATCTATTTCTGGATCTCTAATTATTTCTATATTATTATTTGGATATTGAAATGATAAGTCTTGAGTAGTATTTGGATCATGATATATAAATATACAATCTACATTTGTAAAATCACTTGCACTAGATGTAATAAATCTAGAAACTACATTTATTCTATTAAAATTTAATACTAAATTACCATACTCTGAAGAATATATTAAATTTAAATTATTTGATACATCAAATTCTTCATTATAATTAAATCTAAAATCATACTTTAAAATATTATTTGTAATCATAAAAGGTGTATCATTCATTTTAAAAGAATCAATATTAAAATCAATATTACTAATAGAATAATTTAATTTTACAGTATTATAACAAAAATCAAAATGAGTATCATTTATAATATTGTTAGTTATTTCAAAATTATTGAAATTTCTTTGAAAACTAATAGTATCATATTGTGGTAAACCATATATAAAATTATTTAAATTTAAATCTTTTTTTTTTGTTGATAAATTTTCATTTATTTTGTATGCTAAAACATTAGTATAATCATAATTATAAGTATTGTCTAATAAATAATTATTAGATAACTCTGTTTTAAGTTGTTTATTGTTTTTTTTAAATGTAATTTTTTTTATTCCAACTTTTCCATTATTATAATCAATCTTAATTCTATTTATTAAATCTTTTTGTGTTAGACCACAAATACCTTTACCTAATGATAAAAAAACTAAACTAGTATCGTATCTATCTTTTATAGTTTGTGGAATAACACGTTTATCATTTATAAAACTAATATCATAATTATAACTAGGATCTAAAGCAAAACCACTTAAATATATATCATTATTAGACAAGAATAATTTATGTGATTTTTTTGAAAAATAATCATGTGTTTTTTGTATAAAGAAATTAATACTTAAGTCACTATAAGATGAATCATTTAATGAATTATCTAGTTCTAGTTTTGTATTATAAGAAATATTAATTTTAGTTAAATTATTTAATTGATTATACATTAAAATATTATCATTACTTATACCAATTTCATTGCTAATATCTAAATAACTATTTATACTATTTATACTATTATCACTATAATATTGTAAATTTTTAAAACTATTTTCTATATAATTTACAGGTTGATCAGTAAAATTATTATTTAAATCAACATTTTTAATATTATAACTAATATCACGATAATTTAAACTATTTTGATTACTTAAATCAATAAAATCTAAAAAATTAATTTTATAATAATCACTATTTTGATAATTCTGATAAAAATTATAATAATAATTTATAACTGGATTATTATCTTCAAATTTCAAATTAAATGTTTTACCTTGTATTTTAATATTTTCTCTATCTATATTACTGGCATCATTTATATTAAATAGATAATTTTCAGTATTATTTGAACTGTTATCAATATAATCTCTATATTTATGAAATATTATTCTTGGTTCGCTTAGATTATTATTTTTATGAATAAATTTAATATTGTGTGTTAAATCTTTATTTGTTATAAAAAAGAGTCCATCGTTATCCCCTTCACCATAACAAGATAATAATATTTTGTTATTATCTAATTCAACATTAACAGGATCTTTATTTAATAATGTATATTTTTTATTTTCTGTACTATCAGGCATTTTAAGTTGGTTCAACAATAATGTTGTTCCATTATTTAAATTATTTTTCTTAATAATAATTTTTTTAGCATGTAAATCATCTACATTTGTCAATTCTATAATAGGCATAACTTAATTATATATATTCTATAAAATATATAATATATATTATATGTATTTACTTAAAATGAAAATATATATAATATTATTATTTAAGATGTAATAATAGGATCAGTATTATTAAAATACCAATCACTAGATAAATAATATGGTTTAGATGTTTCTATATTGCTATTTTCTGCCATTTTAAGATTTGGTCCATTTGATGTAATTTTGTCTATTTCAAATGTTCCAATAGCATAATTATAATATTGTAAATTAGACATATTTCCTGAAAATCCTCCATTCATATTAATATATAAATTATCATAATTTTGTTTTACTAAATTACTCATTTTATGACGTTTCGCTAAAGTTCCATTTATGTAAACATCTACTACATTTTGTGATGTTAATCTAATTATAACACCGACCCATTTTTTTATAGGAATACCATCAACATATATGTCGTCATAAAACTTGTATGGTGCTTTATTATTTTCATTATCATGGAATATATTCATTCTTACTAATAAACCTAATAATGGAAATTTTTCAATCAAATCAGTATCAGATAAATTTTTTTTACCACTATATAAATATACTCCAGGAGCATTATTGGGCCTATAAATTCCTTTTTCATCTTTTGTCGTTAAAGAACCTTTATGGAAAATATGTTTCATATCATCTGTATTAGGATAATCTACATCATTTACGTAAATCCAGAACGAATAAGTAAATTCTATTCCATCATATTCATTTTTACTTCTAAAAATAGGAATTGAACTTTTATCACCCATATTTTGTGAAATAATCATAGATTGTGTTCCATCTTTCATACCATTTAAAATAAATGGGTTTTCGCTTGGTGCTAAAAAATAAATAATTAATTTACTTAAAACAAAAAATAAAAATACAAAAATTATAATAATTAAAAGTAAGAATGTTGCTTTAGCTATTAATGTATTAGAGCTTAAAAATTCTTTGGAAAAAGATCTAACATCAGTAGGTCTATTTTGTATAAATTCTGGCATTTCTGGCATTTTAGGCATTTTAGGTAAATTATCTGGATCAGCTATTTTATCAAAATTTTCTTTTACATTATTTGCAATTTCATTTACTTTTTCCATATTAATTATATATTATATATAAAATTATATATTATTAATGTCTAATATATAATTTATTTTATTACTATTAAAAATACTATAAAAATACTATAAAAATACTATAAAAATACTATAAAAATACTATAAAAATACTATAAATAAGTAATTTTATATTTATTAAGTTAAATTTGGAAAGAACCACGTTCTTTATTGTATTCTAAAAAGGATACTTTTAATCTATATTTATTAAATATAGAATTTGCTAAACTGGCATTAATTCCATCTCTGTAAATATTATATGCTTCTTGGGGATTAATAGAATTGGGTTCATATCTTACTCTTGTTATAAATCCTTCAAATCCATAAGAGTCACCATTATTTCCTAAATATATATTTTTTTTGCTATTATCTTCGTATTTATTTTTATAAATTCCATGTAATATAAATGAATTTCTTAATTTACCATCTAAATATACATCTAGAGTTTTTGTATCGACGCTTAATGTTAAACAATTCCATTTTTGAATAGGAATATTTTCAATTTTATATCTTGTATAACAAGCTGAACTATCTGTAGTACTTGTTCCATCATCATATGTTTCTATATCTATAAATAAATTATTTTCATATTTATCCAAACAAATATTTAAATTTTTATAATTGTTGCTAGATGATGAAACACAATATTTATTACTAATACCTATTTGTGTATTTGATAATTCATCTGGTATACTTTTTGTTTTATCAGTTGCCATAAATAATATATTTTTTTCATTACTAATTTCTTTACCCCAACTATCTACAAAAAACCATACACTTAACATAAAATTTGATGTACTATTTTCTAAAAAATCAGCATTATCAATTGTATTATTATTTTCACTACTATTTTCATCACCTGCTTTCAATATTTTATCATATATAATATTAGTTCTAAAAAACAATCTATTTAAAACCCATATTAATAATAATATTAATAATATTAAAAATATTATATTTGCTATACTCATTATTATAATAAAATAATATTTTATTTGAAATATTATTTTATTTTACTTAAATACATATTATTTTATTTTAAATATTATTCATAATTGTTATTTTTTGTTAAATCATATAAAAATTCTATATTATTAACTGGTCTAACTTGATTATAATAATATATATCTTTTATCATTCCATGTATACCATTATTTTCTAATTCTTTTTCACCAATTTCAATTTTATCCTGATGACCATAAAATGGTGGTACATCTTCTTTAGAACCTACTAATTTCCCATCTATAAAAACATCAACTACATTATTATCATAATTGATTACATAATATTGCCATTTTTGATATTTTACAATATTTTTTAATTCTTTATCTAAATCAGGATTATTAGATTCAAATATTTTAGTATGTTCATTTTGTTTGTTTTGTGTTCTAATAATTAATTCTTGATTAATACCATCATATAATATTTGAGGTTTTTTACCATAACTAAATATATTAGTTCCTTCTTCTTTATTATAAGCTATACTTGTATTATTTGGTTGTGGGTTTAAATATAGATAAAAACTTATACTATATTCATATTTTTGACGATTTTTTAAATTTGAACTACTATTAAAAGTTGTAGTTAAATTATATTCTTGTTCTTTACTTTCTTCAAATAATGAATATTTCGTTTGTTTAATATTTGTTTTGTCTTTTAAATTTTGATAATTTCCCAAATATTTATAATTATTTGTATAAACGCTTCCTTTACCTTTTAGTAAATCATTTTTATTTAATGTTGAAAAATAATTAAATATTAATGGTAATAAAAATAATAAACAAATTAATAAAAATAAAACAATAAATAATATATATACTGATGATGGTGTTAATTTTAATTCATCATTAAATTCTTCGGCTAATATTACGATTAAACAAGGAATAAATAATATGAATTTTTTCAAAATTACAAAAAGGAAACTAAATAAGTTTAATTTATCATCATTATATTTTTGTATAATATCATCTACATTAGTATTATTGTCTTTGCTTTTATGAATATTAAAAAAATAGATTATAATCCCTATTAAAGTTAATACTATAAAAAACCCTATTATATTGCGTAATACATTAAACAATACATCATTATGATGAAAAGTATAAAATATTAGACTAATTACTAAAATAGGAAATATTATTACTAATATTGTTTCAACAAAAACTTTAAACATATTAAAAATAGGGTTTTTAAGTGTTTTTTTTATATTATCATTATCGAATTTTAATTTATTATTATTACCCTCGTTATATAATTTTCTTGAATATGAAAAATTAAGATCATCAATATTATTTCTATAAACAAAATAGTAAAATAATAGAAAAAAAACACCAGTAACTGTTAAAATAATTAAATTGCTATTTTTATTAAAATTTAATAAATCTTTAGCATATTTTATTGCTTCATTTTCTTGTTCTTCTTTAGATCTAACTATATTCTGATTTTTGTCATCTTTTCTATAAATCGGATTAAATCTATCAACTATTAAATATACAATAAAAAATATTAATATTAGAGTTAATAATGTATATGTTTTAAAATATTTTCCATTAAATAAAGCATCTATTAGTTTAATAAAAAAATTTTTTATATTATTAAATGTTTCCCCCAAATTTATATTTCTAATATTTTCTTTTATATTTTCAAAATTATCTTTTATATTTTCAAAATTATCATTCATAATTATATTATTAAAATATAATTAAAATAATATTTAAATATAATAATGAATACAAAAAACAAAAGAGCTAAAAAAGGCAAAGGCAGACTTAAAAAAGAAATTATTTATAAAGAAGGAAGAACTATTCATAGACTTACAGCAGCTCATGATCCTGAAGTAAAAACATCTTCAAGTAAAAAAAAAGGATTAAAACACAGAGTTACAAGAAATTTAAAAAAATTAAAAAAATTTGTTAAACAATTTTTATCAAAAAAACGGATTTCAGAAAAAATACAAGTGTCCCCATATAATATTAGTAGTAATACAAGAAGAAAAAAAGAAGAAATTGCAATACAAAAAAGACTTGCTGATGATTATGCAGATTTACTATATATGACACCTTCTTTTTTTTATGAAAGCTCATCCAATTCATTTACAAGAAAACACAGAAAAAATAATCAAAAAAATCAAAAAAAGCAAAATATTAATTATGCTATAAATTTTCCATAGCGGTTTTTTTACCATGACAATCTCTACATAATGCTTCTAAATTATCTATATTATTAGAACCACCATATTCTAGTTTAGTAACATGATCTACTTCAAACCAAGCAGGTAGTTGTTTTTTACAATGTTTACAATGCCAATTTTGTGAAGCAGCAACATATTTTTTCTTTGTTTCACTAACAGAACGTTTTGTAGATTTATTTCCCGAAGATAATATTTTTCTTTGTTGTGGAGTCAAATTATTCATCATAGAATTATAATTATTTGCTGAATCTTGTAAATTATAATTTGAATTTATAGAATCACCTAATGCTTTTCCAGTAAAATCAATTAAGGGTGTTACAACACTAGCACTTTGTCTATCTATCGGCAAATATTTAACATAACCATGTGCGTTTGTGAAAAATTCTTTTGCGTTTTGAGGTGTTCTTTTAATATAAAAATAAACACATATTCCTACAAAAGCAATAAATGCTATTTTATAATATTTTTGATATGATTTGATTTTTGCTAAAATTTTCCCTTCATAATATATATTTGCTCCACATATTAAAACAATTAAACCAATAAATAATTCTAGTTTCATAATTAATATATTATTATATTTATTAATTATGATTTTTTAGTTTATTTAATTTTAATTTTAATTTTAATTTTAATTTTAATTTTAATTTTAATTTTAATTTTAATATAATAAATTCATACTTTATTTTTGATAATAAATAAAAATTATTAAAGAGATTAATAAGAAAATTACTGCTCCAAATATATATTTATGTTTATTTTTTCTCTCTTCTCTCTGTTTAACATTTTTTAATTTATAATTTTCATAATATTTATTCATAGCATCATAATATGTTAGTTCTGGCTTACCTAAATAAATATTTATTTTATTATGTATAAAATGAACCCATTTTAACATACTTTCTCGTGAATCTAAGTAAGGAGTTACAGGATATCTATCTAAAAATTGAGAGAAAGTATTGCCAATTTCTGATATTGGTATAAATAAAGGAAAGTTCTGTATTAAATCATAATATTTTTTCTTAGAAACATCATTGGGTGAAAGGGGGTAAGAAAGTGCGACACTATATAAAAAAAACCAATAATGTGGTCCCCATATTTCAGGATTTAATATATATTGAGACATTTATAATTAAATATATATAAAAACATAAATAATATTACTTATAGTAGCACAAAATAAATTAATTATGAATTTTGTAAAAAAGAATACGTTTTGTAATAATTGTGGTAAAATAGGTCATTTATTTCATCAATGTAAAATTCCAATTACCAGTATTGGAATTATAGCATTAAGAAAAATAGAAGATAGTTATGAAGTTTTATTAATAAGAAGAAAGGATAGTTTAGCATTTGTAGATTTTATGCGTGGAAAATATAATTTAGAAGATAAAAGTTTTCTAATAAATATTTTAGAAAAAATGACTAAAAGCGAACATGAAATGATTCTAAATAATGATTTTGATAAGATTTGGAATTATTTATGGAGTAAAGATATAAATAATCAATATAAAAATGAAGAGAAGTTATCCAAGCAAAAATTTAATAAAATAAAAGAAGGTTATTATATTACTAATGAATATTGTAAATTAGATTTATTACTTAAAGAATGTAATATTAATTATGAAGAACCAGAATGGGGATTTCCAAAAGGCAGACGTAATTATCAAGAAAAAGATATAATGTGTGGTCTAAGAGAATTCGAAGAAGAAACTGGATACAATAAAAATAATTTAGTATTAATTAATAATATAATTCCTTTAGAAGAAATATTTACTGGTTCAAATTATAAATCATATAAGCATAAATATTATATTTGTTTAATTCCTAATAATAATGAACCGGAAATGGGTTTTCAAACTTGTGAAATTAGTAAAATAGAATGGATGACTATGAATGATGCTATAAAAATTATTAGAAATTATAATGTGGAAAAAAAAAATATATTATTAGAATTAAATAATTTATTAAAAACTTATAAACTATATATTTAATATATAATGGAGCCAGAAGTAGAAAAAGAAATTCCAGCTAATCAAATAGAAAATTTAGATTCAAATGAAACTAGTTTGTCTGAATCATTATCTGAACAAATACCTCAAGAAGAAGAATCTTCATTAGAAGAATCACCTTTGGAAGAATCTTCAGTAGAAGAATCACCAATGGAAGAAGAACAACCAGTAGAAGAAACTTCCCAGGAAGAATCACCAATGGAAGAAGAACAACCAGTTGAACAAGAATCACCTTTGGAAGAAGAAACTTCACCAGAAGAAACTTCACCAGAAGAAACTTCAGTAGAAGAAACTTCACCAGAAGAAACTTCAGTAGAAGAATCGTCTCAAGAAGAATCATCACAACAAGAAACTTCACCTGAAGAAACATCACCAGAAGAAGAAACTTTGGAAGAAGAAACTTCGCCTGAAGAATCACCTTTGGAAGAAGTAACGCCTGAAGAAGAAACTGATAAAGAATCTAATGTAGAATCGAGTGATTCTGAAGTAGATGATGATTCAAATATTTCAAGTGATTTAGAAAGTGATTCAGAAAGTGATTCCGATGAAGATAAAGAAGAAGAAGTTTTACAAGATGAAGATGTAGAAAAATTATATAATAAAAATATAAAAAATACAGAATTATATAATACTTTTAAAGATGATATTAATAATATAGATTTTACAAAAGATTTAATAGACAATAATAAAAATAATATTTCAACTAAAAAAGATTTACAATATTTTTTAAATGCTATAGAATTATTAAATAATAAAACAATAATAGAAAATAAAGATGCTAATTATTTTGAAAATTACGATAATTTATATCCTCATTTAGACGATGAATTATTAAATATTAAATTATCTAATAGAGTAGAATTTAAAGAACATAGTTATAATTTAGATTTATCAAAAGATACCAATTTTGAAGAAAAAGCAAATGAAATGTGTAATCAAGATTTTGAATTGGCACCTCATCAAAACTTTGTAAGAAATTTTTTATCAAGTTATACTCCATATAATGGATTATTGTTATTTCATGGTCTTGGAACAGGTAAAACTTGCTCGGCAATTAATATTGCTGAAGAAACGAGAGAATATTTGAAATTTAATAATAAAAATGAGAGAATTATTGTTGTATGTTCTCCAAAAGTAGAAGAAAACTTTAAATTACAATTATTTGATGAAAGAAAATTACATTTAGAAAATGATAAATGGGTAATTGATAATTGTGCTGGAAATAATCTTTTAAAAGATATAAATAGTTTATCAAATCGTGTTAGTAGAGAGAAAGTGATAAAATTTGTAGAAAATTTAATAAGAACAAGTTATTTATTTTTAGGTTATGTTGAATTTTCTAATTTAATAATTAAAAAATCATCTCTAGGAGATAATACTTATAGCGCAAAACAAAAAAAACAGTTAATAAAAAATAAATTACAGAAATTTTTTGGAAATAGACTAGTAATAATTGATGAAATTCATAATATTAGAGATGTTCTAAAAGATTCTAAAAAAATAGTATCTAAACAAATGCATACATTGGTATCAAATGTAGAAAATATGAAATTAGTTTTAATGTCTGCTACACCTATGTATAATGAATACAAAGAGATTATTTATTTAATAAATTTATTAAATCTAAATGATAAACGTAGTACAATAGAAATTAGTGACGTATTTGATGCTGAAGGAAATTTTTTGACTAATGATGATGGAATAGATGTTGGTAAAAGATTATTAAAAAGAAAAATGAATGGTTACATTAGTTATGTAAAAGGTGATAATCCATTTACTTTTCCATATAGAATATTACCTGAATTATTTGATATTGAAAGAAGTAGTAAAAATTTAATAAATTCTAACACTTATCCTTCATTAGATATAAATGGTAATAATTTAGAAAAGAAAATAAAATTTTTTGATTTATATTTAAATGAAATTAATCCATATCAAGAAGCAATATATAAGCAATTTATTAAGAAATATGAATTTTATAAATATAATAATGATTCATATAAATATACATTATTACAGAAACCATTAGAAAGTTTAAATATAGTGTATCCTATTAATGATTTACAAGTAGATGATTTACAAGAAGACAATATTGAATCGTTAAATATAGATTTAGAAAAATTTGTAGGAAAATCTGGCATTAATAATTTAATGTCTTATGAAGAATCAAAAGAGCCTCCATGTAGATTTAATTATAATTTTAAAGACTCTAAAATGGAAAATGTATTTTTAAAAGAAAATATAGGTAAATATAGCTGTAAAATCAAATCTATCTTGGATTGTATTCATCAATCTTCTGGACCAATAATTATTTACTCTCAATTTATTGATGGGGGGATAATCCCGATGGCATTAGCATTAGAAGCATCCGGGTTTATGCGTTACGGTGATGTCAAACCCTTATTTTCAAATTCAATAAGTAATAATATAGATAAATTAGATTTAAGAACTTATAATCAAGTTCCCAAAAAAACAGCACAAGCTAATATAGCAAAATATATTATGATTACAGGTGATAAAATATTATCTCCTAATTTTGAAGCAGATATTAAAGCTTGTACTGATTCAAATAATATAAATGGTAATATTGTAAAAGTAATATTAATTTCTATGGCAGGTAGTGAAGGATTAGATTTTAAATTTATTAGACAAGTTCATATTATGGAGCCATGGTATAATATAAATAGAGCTGAACAAATTATTGGTAGAGGTGTAAGAACATGTAGTCATAAAGATTTACCTTTAAAAGAGAGAAATGTAAAAATATATATGCATGCTACTTCTTTAGAAGATAAAAATGTTGAAACAATAGATATGTTAGTATATAGAAAAGCAGAAGAAAAAGCAATAAAAATTGGAAATGTAACTAGATTAATGAAAGAAGTTAGCACAGATTGTTATTTAAATAATAGTTTACAAAATTTATCTAGAGAAGATTTAAAAAAAATTAATGAAAATGGAATTAACATCGAATTATCAAATCAAGAAACAATACAATATTTTGTAGGAGATCAACCATATAGTGCTTTATGTGATTATATGGAAGATTGTAAATACAAATGTAATAATAGTGATTTATATGAAGATATAGAAGCTAATAATGAAAATTATAATGAAAGCTTTTTACAAATAAATAATGCAAAAATAATAAAAAGTATAAAGAAATTATTTTTAGAGAGATTTTTTTATACAAAACTAGAAATAATATCTGAATTATCAATAAATAATAAATTTTCATATTTAGCAGTAAATAATGCTTTAGATGAGCTAGTAAATAATCCTAATCAAAAAATAATAGACAAATATAATCGCAGAGGAAAATTAATTAATATAGATGACATGTATATATATCAACCAAGTGAATTAAATTTTGATAATGTTTCATTATATGAGAATTTCAATCCAATACATAAAAATGTAGATGCTTTGACATTTAAAGTTCAAGATGAAATAAAACAACCTGTTGGTACAAAAAAATATAAAATAACAAAGAAAAAACAAGATACAGACAATAATGGAGAGAAAGAAGATGATATATATACTGCCCGTGATAAAAATAATAGTAAAGTATTTGATTTTGTATGTGATAGTTATATAAATATAATAAATGGAAATAAAGATTTTAAAAATAGTTTTGTAAATAAATATGATAAATTTAAAGGTTTAACAGATATTTTTGAGAGAAAAATAGATTTATTAATACCAAAAGAATACATTAGAAAAATAATTATAACAATAATTTTAGAATCATTATCATTTAATTCTCATAAAGACTTAATAGAATTTATATATTTAAAAGATGATGAATTATTATACACAAAAGAATATGAAAAAGAAGTATTTATAGAAATACAGGAATATTATAAAAATTTAATGTTAGAAAACGAGAGATATAAAGTATTTGCATTTTCACAAGATATTTTTGATAAAAACGATACTTCTATTGATAAAAAATATAATTACAGATTATATATTTTAAATACTAGAAATCAACTTGAAAAAGCTCTGCCTTTAGATTATGATGATTTTAATAGTTTGATAGAAAATAAATATAAAATACCGAGTGAAAAATTAGATAATATATTAGGATTTATTGATTATGAAAATAAAGTAGAAGGATATGAATACAGATATTCTTATATGTTTAAATTAAAAGATTTTACTAATAAACAAAATAGAGGAAAAAATATTCGTTCATATAACAAGGAAGCTTTGTTAAAATATTTATATAATGATTTAAAAATAGAAAAAATATATGATAAAGCTACAGGAGATCAATTATTTATTTTAATAGAACTATATTTAATGTATAATAATTTTATAAATACTAATGGAAAAATATGGTTTATAGATTCTGTAGGCAGTTATATAAATAATTTAATAAAACCTATAAAGTTTAAAAATTAAAATACAAAAATACAAAAATACAAAAATACAAAAATACAAAAATACAAAAATACAAAAATACAAAAATACAAAAATACAAAAATACAAAAATACAAAAATACAAAAATACAAATATAAAAATATAAAAAATAAAATTAATAATATAAAAATTGATTTAATATAATATTTATTTATATAATTATATTAAATGTCTAAGGTTAATAAAAATTCTGTATATAATAAGATTATTTTAAATCATAAAGTAAATGTAGATTTTAAAAATGTAAATAATAATCTTAATAATTTATTATTAGAAAAAGTAACACTTGATTTAGAAGGTAAATGTAATGAAAATGGTTTTGTAAAAAATGATTCTATTAAAATTTTATCATATTCTTCGGGTGAATTATATTCTAATTTTATAAATTATGATGTATTATTTGAATGTATGGTAGCAAATCCTGTACAAAATATGGAATTAAAATGTATTGTTAAATCTGTTACAAAAATTGGTTTAAGATGCGAATTAAATGAAAAACCCTCTCCATTCATGGTGTTTATTGCTAGAGATCATCACTATAATGTTGAATCATTTCCTTCAATTGTTGTAGATGATATAATTAAAGTTAAAGTTATTGGTTCTAGATATGAATTAAATGATACCTATATTTCAATTATTGGAGAATTAGTAGATACTGATAAAAAAGAAACAATAAAAAATGAATTATCTAAAAGTAAAAGTAGTATTAATATTGAAGGTTTACAAGAACAAATCTAATTATAAATTAAATTTCAATAATGTAATTTCAATAATGTAATTTCAATATTGTAATTTCAATAATGTAATTTCAATAATGTAATTTCAATAATATAAATAATTCTTAAAATAATATAAATTATAATTTATTAATATTATTATAAATAAATTTTTTTATGGAATTAAACAATTCTATAAATAGTGATATAAAAAGCGATATAAATAGCGAAGAAAAAAAAGATTATGTTCAATTAGAGAGAATAAGAAAAATAATTGAACTCTTAGATAAAACCCATCATATTGAAATTGGCAAAATTTTAAAACAAAATAAAATAAAATTAAGTGAAAATAATAATGGTATTTTTATTAATCTTTCTACTTTAGATACTAAAGTAGTTTTAGAGATTGAAGAATATTTAGAATTTATAAAGAAACAAGAGAAATTTATTAATATAGATGAAGGAAAAAAAGAAGAATTAGAAAATAATTATTTTAAAAATATTAAAGACAACACAATAGAATTAAATGTAGAACAAACTTTAAATGTTTAGTTTAAATAAACATGTGTCCCTGGATTCTTTACAAGAGTTTATGCTTTTTTCAGTAAATAATATTAATTATGATGATATAATTAATATTTCAGATAATAAAAAAATAAAAAATTTAAAACCCAAAATTAGTAAAAATTTATTATATCCAAATTACAATAAAGCTGAAAGTAAATATAATGAGAAACATATTAATAAACGCAAATCATTAGATAATTTATTTTGGTTATTTTATAAAATAGTTAAAAATTTACAAGAATCTGATTTATATTATTTAAATACATTCGTAGTATTTAATGAATTTAAAAATGAAATGATTGATAAAATACGAAACAATAAAAATATTTTAAAAAAATACAAACTTAAAATAAACTTTTTAGAAGATGATATTTTAAATAATAAAACAATTAGTTTATATACATTACGTAGTTTATGTATATTATATGATAAACACTTATTATTAATGAAAGATAATAATACTTATTCTTTTTTTTCACGAGAGGATGTATCATATGAAAATCTAAAAGAATTAAATGATGAAAATAATTTAATAATAGTAAAATTATTATATTCAAGCAACTCCAGTAATAGTAATAGCTTTACAATTGAAGATGAAATAAAATTATTAAATAGTGAAATAGAAGATATACTAAATAAATATTATTATATTGATAATTTAGAAAAACCATTAAAAGGTTTAAGTAGTTATAAATCAGATGAATTATATGAGATTGCTAATAAATTAAATATACAATTATATTGTAGTATTAGTGCTAAGAAAAAAATAAAGAAAGTAATTTATGATGAAATAATGAAAAAACTCATTTAATTATACAAAATAATATACAATATTTGATATTTGATATTTGATATATGATATTTGATATATGATATTTGATATATGATATTTGATATTTGATATATGAATTATGATTTTTTATAAAAATAAAAAATCATAATTTTTTAAAAATTGAAAATTATTATTTAAAATATGTAATAAATAATAAACAAATATATATAATATGTCTAAATCTTCATCAAAAAGTTTATTAAAAAAAAGTGTGATTGAATCACAAGATGATAGTGAACGCACTAAATTATTAAAAAGCATGTTAGCTTTATATGTTAAAAATCTATCATCGTATCCAGAAAATATGGAACCAGAATTAGAAGTAAGATTTGGAACTAAAAATATTCAAAAAATTACAAAAATAGAATTTAATAATGTATTAAAATCCCTTATGAGTCATGGTTTTATTGTAAATAATGAAAATTATTTTTTGAAAATAATTTTGGAAAATGAACATTCTAATATTAGAACTGAATTAGCAGGTCTTCCAAATATTCAACATTATTGTAAATATAATAATATTACAAATATTGAAGATATTACCAATATTAAATTTGTAGAAAAAATCTATTATAAAGATGAGCAAACTGGTGAAAAATTATATCCATTAGATTTTGATGATTTCAATTTTCGTGTATCATATCAAGTAGAAAAATTATATGATTATTATGATTCTACGATAAAAAATGTAATGGATAAATGGAATTCTACAAAAAAAATATTCAGATTTATTAAAAGATTTGCTTTAACACATCCATTATTACCTTTTGTAGCACATTTAAGTATTGTAAAAACATCTTCTAATGCTAATGGAAGATTGGTACCACAATTTAATATTAAAGATTCAAATGTTTTTAATTCATTAGAACATTATGAAATTGAGATTGAAGTAATTAATGCTCAAATTGGTATTAAAACGGATTTTTCAACAGGTTTATATATTCATGATATTATGAAAAAAATAATTAAATATATTTTATCAGGGTTACAAGAATCCAATTATCCTATTAGTATTTTACAGCAAAAAGATGTATTAAATAATTATATGAAATTAATTAAAGGTCAAGATTATAATAGTGATAAAAAACCTGTACCTAAAGATTTTATTGGTCCATCTTCATCAACATTACAATTAATTAATTTATTAAATATACAAGATATTAACGATACTAATAATAGTATTCCAAATATTAGAACAAATTATACTGTAACCGATAAAGCAGATGGTATTAGAAAGTTATTGTATATAGATGGAAAAGGTAAAATTTATTTAATTCCAATGAATATGAATATTCAATTTACAGGAATTTTAACAAAAAATAGTGAATTATTTAATACAATAATTGACGGGGAGCATATTTTATATAATAAAAAAGGTGAATTTATTAATTTATTTGCTGCTTTTGATTGTTATATTGTAAATAATAAAAATATTACAAGCTTACCTTTTATTAATATTGCTGATGAAGTTGAAAAAAAACAAAAAATAGATGATAATGGTGATGATAAAGATAAAGATAAAGATAAAGATAAAGATAAAGATAAAGATAAAGATAAAAAAGAATCAGATTATAGGTTGG